AAGATGGCTCACTTGCATTTGATATGTCAGATGCGCCGATCTTGCAAAGATCATTACCAGAAAAAGTATTAAATGAATTAGAGCTTTTTATGATGGATATACAGGTTGATATTGATTCAGCAAAAAAAGAATAAAAGGGGATAATTGGCTTAATTTTGAATTTTTCCTAGCAACAGAACTTGGTAAAACTTTAATTGAACTCAGAAATCTTTTAACAGAGGAAGAGCTTATTTATTGGGCTGCATATTATGATTACAAGAATGAAAGAGAGCAAAAAGAAATGCAACGACAAAAAGCTAAATCAAGGTAATATATAATAAAGGTTATTTGTTTCTGTGGCACAATCAACGGTTAAATTAATAGTTGATGCACAAAATGCGATAGCACCTCTAAAAAGAGTTAATCAACAAACACAAGCTTTAAGTAGTTCTACAGATAAATTAAAAGGAAGATTAGATAAATCAAATAGATCTTTAAGGGATACAGGAAAATCTGCAAAAGTAGCTTCAACAGGTGTTAAAGGGTTAGTAGGAGCATTAAGACCTTTATTGGCTGCATTAGCAGTTGTTGGCACAGCTAGATTTATTTTTGTTAAAACTGCTGAACTTGAAACACAAAGAAAAAGTTTAGAAGTCTTAACAGGATCATTAGAAAAAACTAATCAAATAATAAAAGAATTACAAGACTTCGGTGCTGTAACACCTTTCACAAGTAGTGAACTAATCGAACAAACAAAAAGATTAAAAGCTTTTGGCTTTCAAACAGAAGAATTAGTTGATACAACAAAAAGACTTTCAGATGTAGCTGGTGCAACTGGTGCTGATCTTACAGGTATTGCAACAGCATTTGGACAAATAAGAGCAAAAGGAAAACTGCAACAAGAGGAAAATTTACAGTTATTAGAAAGGGGTGTTGATATAACGACTGAACTTAAAAAAATAACTGGATTACAAGGAGAAGAATTTGAATCTGCTATGAGAAAAGGAAAAATAGGTGCTGATCTTGTCACGAAAGCATTAATAAACTTGACAGATAAAGGAGGAGCTTTTGCTGGTGGTGCTACTGCACAGGCTGACACTTTAAATGGAAAACTATCAACTTTGAAAGATACTATTGATACTTTGGCAAGAACAATTGGAGAAGAACTTTCAGATGAAATAAAAGATGTTATTGATATTGCAATTGCTGGTGTAAAACAAATAAATAAACTTATCGAAAGAATTGGAACAGCAAATAAAGTTGGTCGTATTAATTTAGCAAATATAACTATGGAGTCTAGGAAAGAAGCGCGTGAACAATTAAGAAAAGAAAAAGGCAGTTTTTTTGCTGGTGCTAATCCTTTTGGAAAAGATAAAAAAAGAGAACAAGAACTTTTTGAAGAAATTAAAGCGAGAAAAATAAAAAATTTTTTAGAACTTGAGAATGCAGAAACTCTTAAAGAAATTAATAAAGCACAAAAAGAAACCAACAAAATTGTGAATGATAACAAAGAAAAAACAAAAGAAATTAAAAAAAGTACCGAGAAAACAAAAACAGCTATTGAAAGCTCAGTTACTTTTAATGAACTATTTAATACTGGGTTAGAGCAAACAAACTTTTTAGTTGATGGCCTTTCTCTTGGTACAGATAAATTTGCTGATAAATTATTAAATGTTAAATCTGAAACTGATAAATTAAATGAAAAATTTATGGAGATAGGTCAAGGAATAGAACAAAGCATTGTTTCCAATTTAAGTGATGCTGTTATGGGTACAAAGACTTTAGGTGAAGCTGCTGTTGGTGTTTTAAATCAACTTAAGAGAAAACTTGTAGAGGTTGCAATACAACAAGCAACGGCTGGTTTAGGTAATAAAATAGGTGGATTTTTAGGTGGCTTGTTTGGAGGAGGAGGAGGAGGAGGAGGATTATTTTCTGGGGGAGGTGGATCTGGAATAAAGTTTGGATCTGTTGATCTTGGTTTAGGTTCTGGTTTGAACTTTGCAACTGGTGGAAGGCCACCTGTAAATAAGGCTTCACTTGTTGGGGAGCGTGGCCCAGAACTCTTTGTTCCAAATTCTGCTGGTACAATAATTCCTAATAATAAATTAGGAGGTGGAGACAGTATTACTAATATTGTTAATGTGTCAGTAGATGCCTCTGGTAGCTCAGTTGAAGGTGATAATGCAATGTCACAGGAGCTTGGTCAAACAATAGCTCTTGTGGTTCAAGAAACACTTGTTAAAGAAAAACGTAATGGAGGTTTATTAGCATAATGGCAACTTTTCCATCAATCAAACCAGCTTATGGAGAAACTCAAACCATAGAACAAGATAATATTGTTGTAAAACTTGGTGATGGTTATGAACAAAGATTAGTAAGAGGACTTTCAGCAAACAAGAGATACCATCGAATAACTTTAGTTTTTAATATTTCACAGTCAGACGCAGATACAATAAATACTTTTCTCAATGCACGTTTTGACGATCAAGATGCTTTTCAGTACACAATAGGAGGAGAAAGTTCTGCAAGAAATTTTATTTGCACTCGTAGATCAAGTTCAATTCCTGTAAATGCAAGAGTAACAATGAATTTAACTTTTAAAGAAGTATTTGAACCCTGATGGCTATACCACATTCTGAATTACAAAAAATTAATCCAAATTCAATAATCGAACTTTTTGAACTAGAGCTTGTAGAGGGTTTGCATTATGCAACAGGAAATCCAACTAATGTTCCTACTATTTTCAGATTTCATTCTGGAACTAATATTGATAGTTATGCAAATATTGTCTGGCAGTCAAACACTTATGAAAGATTTCCAGTGGTTGCCTCTGGTTATGAATATACTGGCAAAGGACAAATCCCTAGACCACAAATAATAATGAGTAATTTAGGTGGTATTACAAGATTAGGGTCAGTAATAAGAGTAACGGATTTATTAGCCTCAGTAAATTTAGTTACTCCACACAATGATTTGTTAGATGCAAAACTTACAAGAAGAACTTTAACTGCCGATGCTTTAGATGCTTCAAATTTTAGCGGTGGTACTAACCCATTTGGTACACCAAGTTCAAATGAATTTCCTAAAGAAATACATTTTATAGATAGAAAAATACAAGAATCAAGGGATGCTGTACAGTTTGAGTTAGTTAACAGGCTTGATATGCAAAATAAAAAAATCCCAGCAAGACAAGTAACAAGAAAAGATTTTGAAGGTGTAGGAACTTTTGTAAACTAATGAATGAATACTGCAAAAAACAAGCTATTGCTCATGCAAAAGAAGAGCAACCTAATGAATCTTGTGGTTTGTTTTTAAAAACAGAAAAAGGATATGAATATTTTAGATGTGAAAATGTTGCCCATGAATTTGAAACAAATACTTTTGTTATAAATCCTTTTGATTATGCAGATGGAGAAGATAAGGGAGAAGTTGTTGGAATAGTCCATAGTCATCCAAATAACATTTTGCAATTTTCAGAGCCAGATATTTCTAGTTGTGATGCGATTCAAGTTCCTTTTTATTTAGTTTGCCCAGACTTAGATAAAATGATTGTAATCACACCTAAAGATAATGCTTAAAAAAATAAAAGTTTATGGTGTTTTAAGAAAATATACAGGTCAATCTGAATTTATGGCTGATGTAAATTCACCTCATCAGGCTTTTAGCTTTTTGTTTTGTAATTATAAAGGTCTTGAGGAAAAGATGGCAAACCAGATTTATTGTGTTCAAGTAGGAGATAAAAAAATAACACAGGATTCGATGAATATGCAGACTGAACAAGATATAAAAATTATTCCGATAGTTCATGGAAATATTATCGGCACGTTAATTTATCTCGGTGTTAAATATGTTGTTAAAAAATATGTAGCACAAAAAATTCTACAGTATGTGATTACTTATGTTGTCACAGATTTATTAATGAGAGGTGTAAATGATTTATTAGGGAGAAATCAAAATAATCAAAATGAACAATCAAAACAAAGCCCTTTAGATCCAGCAGCTTTATCATCTAATTATTCATTCACAGGGCTGACAAATGTTAGCCAAGCTGGTATTCCAGTTAATGTGGCATACGGTGAAATTTTGGTTGGTTCTATAGTGGTATCAAATGGAATTGATACTGTTCAAGTGGAGGGTACAAACTAATGTCTATTAAAGAATTTGACCAAAGTACAACTTTTTCTAATCCTGACTTACCAAGTGGAGCATTATCTTCAAAACAATTTAATACAATAGTTGAGCTACTTTCTGAGGGGGAAATAGAAGGAAGTGCAACAGCATCAAAAAATGGCATCACAGATAAAACTTCAACAGCTTATATAAACAGTTTTAAAAAAGATATTTTTTTAAATCAAACTCCAATCCTTCAATCGACTGCAAGTGTAACCTCACCTGATGATAGTGATTTTAATTTTAAAGATGTTGGTTTTGAGTTTAAAGAAGGCACATCAAATCAAACTTTTATTTCTGGTATAAAAAATATTGAAACAGAAGTTGGTATTGGAACAACTGTAACGACAACAAATCCAGTAACACATACAGTTAGTCAATCTAATGTAAATGCGGTGAGGGTAACGCTTCAATTTCCCTCGATGCAAGTCTTCAATAGTGAGGGTGGTATTGATGGAACAGAGGTTAATTTATTAATTAAAATTATTGAAAATGATGGCACTACTACAACAGCAATTGATGACACAGTAAAAGGTCGGTCAACAAATGCTTATAACAGAGATTATTTAATAAATTTAAATTCTGGTACAAGCTTCCCTGTTCAGATAAGAGTTGAAAGAGTAACAGCAGACAGTACAGATTCAAGAACTGTAAACGCTTTTAGATTTTCAAGTGCAACAAATATAATTATGACTCAAAATGCTTATCCAAATACGGCTCATGTTGGTTTGCGTTTTAGTGCAGAGAAATTCCCAAGAATCCCAAATAGACGCTTCCGCATAAGAGGAATAAAAGTAAAAATTCCGTCAAATGCCTCAGTAAATGCTACACATGGCAATCTTACTTATGCTGGTACTTGGGATGGAACATTTAAGGCAAGTAAAGAATGGTGTTCAGATCCAGCTTGGATTTTATATGATTTGCTCATTAATGATCGTTATGGATGCGATATTGAAGAAAGTTCTCTCGATAAATTTACTTTTAAAAGTGTAAGTGAATATTGTGGAGGTTTAGTTGATGATGGTTCTGGAACAGGATCAACAGAGCCACGCTTTTCTGTAAATATTTCAATCACTCAGCAAGACGAAGCTTTTAATGTCATCAACGCTCTATGTAGTGCCATGAGAGCAATTGCTTTTTATGCGGCTGGCACAATAGCAATAAAACAAGATGCTGAGGGTCAGGCTACAAAATATATTTTTAATAATTCAAACATCACAGAAGATGGTTTTGTTTATAACGGTTCAAGTTTAAAGGCAAGACATACAGTTATTCATGTTCAATATTTTGACATGACAACACAAGAACTTGATATTGAAACAGTCGAAGCTGACGCAGCAACACAAACCAAGTATGGGGTACGAACAAAAAACATCAAAGCATTTGCCTGTACATCAAGGGGGCAAGCTGCAAGATTAGGGCGATGGTTTCTATTCAATGAGCAAAATTCTGGAGAAACTTGTTCTTTTGCTACTACTTCGGCTGCTGGTGTTTTGGTCAGATGTGGGGATATTATTGAAATTTCAGACAGTTTAAAATCTGGAGTCAGAAGAGGTGGTTTATTATCATCTGTTACAAGTACAACTGTTGTTGTATTGGATGATGAAGATTCAACAGATATTCCAAGTCTTACTTTAAGTCCAACGTTATCTGTAGTTTTACCAGATGGATCACTTGAGACAAAAACTATAAGCGGTATAAGTGGCAAAACAATAACTGTATCTTCGGCATTTTCTACAGTACCAAATGTAAATGCACCTTATGTCTTAGAAAATTCAACACTAGAAACAACCACCTGGAAAGTAGTTTCTGTAAGTGAGAATGAAGATTTAACCTTTTCTATTACAGCACTTGAACATAATGAGGGTAAATATGCTTTTGTTGAAGATGGCACAGCTTTGCCAACAAGAAATATTAGTATTTTAACTCAAGTTTTAAATCCACCAGAAGGATTACAGGCAACAGAACAAATTGTACTAATTAATAATAAAGCTGTATCTAAAATATTACTTGATTGGCAAACACAATCAGGGGCAGCAAGGTATGAGCTTCATTACAGAGTTAATAATGGAAGTTTTACAAAAATAGAAACAGTATCAAGTTATGCTGAAATCGTCAATAATGAGGCTGGAAGTTATGAATTTAGATTATTTAGTTTCAATGGTTTAGGAGAACCATCAAGAAATCCAGCAACTTTAACGTTCTCTGCTGTAGGTAAAACAGCACCACCATCTGACATTACAAATTTAACTTATGAACCGATTTCAGATAAAGAAATAAGACTTAGATGGGATGCTGTAACAGATAGTGATGTAAGAGCGGGAGGCAGAATTCACGTCAGGCATTCTCCTAAAACAGATGGATCTGGTAATTTTTCAGATGCAACAGACCTTGTTCTTGCCCTTAGTGGAGCATCAACAGAAAAAGTAGTACCGCTTTTAGAGGGTGAATATATTCTCAAGGCACAAGACGATGGAAACCGCTTCAGTACTGGCGAAACTTCTATTGTTATTGATTTACCAGAAGCACAACCTAAGTTATTAATACAGGCAAGGAGAGAAGATCAAGACAGCCCAGCATTTCAAGGCTCAAAAACTAATGTTGGTTTTGATTCTGGAATTGGTGCAATAAGCTTGGCTGGAACAGGTAATTTTGACAGCAGTACAGATATTGATTCAGAAAGTTCTATTGATGACATTGGCGGAGTATCAACAACAGGAACATATTTATTTAATGAAACTTTAGATCTTGGTGCTGTATTTAGTCTTGATTTAAGAAAAATAATACAAACCGCCTCTGTATATTCAACAGATTTATTTGATTCAATAACAGATTTAGATGCAAGACAGGATTTTGACGGAACTGGCTCTGTTGATACAAATGCAGAAGTTTTTGTTCAAAGTTCTCAAGATGGAACAAATTATTCTGGTTTTCAAAAGTTTGCAAATGGTACATTTAAAGGAAGAACATTTAAGTTTAAATGTGTCTTAACAACAAAAGATACAAACCAAGATATAAGAGTTAGTCAGCTTGGATATTT